TGTAAACGGAACACCAAATTTAGCATACCAAGGAATTCCTATTCACGAAATGGGACAATGGGATACACATATTTCTGTAGATGCTACTAAAATTGCACCATCTTTACATACTGCAGCAAATGATTTTGATGGACACTTAGCTGTTTTAACAGTAAAAAATAATATTGTTATTGCAACTGATTACAATTCTGTTAGTGGTGCCGATGTATGGTACAATAAAGATTTAAAAGTTAATAGATTTAGATTTGAGTATGTAATTGGAACTAACTTTAAGAATTCAGAATTAACTGTTACTGCTGATTCTAACTCATAAACTAAATAATTAACTTAAAAAAAATAAAATAAAATGGGATTACTTACAAAAGGACACATTATATCTTGTTCAGACAGAAATCGTAGAGGTGGTATCAAAGCTATTTATTTAGGTGAAGTTGCAAATGTATCTGGTACTACTGCAGGTAGTAGTGGACACAACTTTACTTCAATACAAGGTTTTACCGCAGGTGGTAGTACATTAATGTACAAGTTTGAATTCGATAGAGAAACAGCATATTACACTGCTAACGCAACTAGAGAAAATGGCTCTACTATTGTTGAAACTGAATTAGGTTTTTCTGTACCAAAAATTACAGAGGAAATACAATTAAGACTAGAGGAGTTAAAGGATAGTTGTGGTTTATTTGCAATCGTTGAAACTTTTGCAGATGACGGAACAAATACATATAAATTTGTATTAGGTTACGACAATATTTTTTCGCCAGACGCATTTTTAGAATTTGCTAGTGGAGAACAAAATACTGGAACTGCTCTACAAGACCCGAACGAAACAGTTGTAAAATTATCTGGCTTAATGGCTGAATACCCAAGAGAATATGTACCATCTGGTGCAGGTATAGCTGCAGAAGTTGCTGCTGATAATTCTTTTTCATTAACATAGATTGTTACTGATTAAGACACAGAAATAGTGTTTGTATTTTAAAAAGGCAGGGTAATAGGTTAAATCTCTTGCCCTGCTTTTTTTCTTATATTTGTAAATGGGCTGTAATTGTAAAGACGATAAAACAAAAATTAATAAATTAAAAAATTTTATGAAAAAAAACGTAAATTATAAATTAAAAAAGTCTTACGAGCATTTAGACTTTATAATTTTTTCTAAACAAAAAATTGCTGTTAAAAATATGTCACAACAAATGATGTCAGTTTTATATAAGAATAATACAGATTTCGTTGAAATCGTAGAAAGCAAACCAACAAACACTTATGAGCAAAAGAAAAAAAGTAAAAAATAGTATTACTGGTGGGGTAAAGTTTAAGGTAATGAATATCGTTACCCAAAAAGATTTTTCCGAGGAAAAAGAACTAAGTAAATTATCATACGATTATATACCATTTGGCGATAAAATAAAAAACGATTTGCCGCAACACTTAGCAATGCTAAGACGAAAGTCAGCAACACATCGTAGTATATTAGAACAAAAAGTTTCGTTTTCGCTTGGCTCTGGTTTTTCATCAGAAGATGAAAATTTATTAGCTTTTTTAAAAAATGTAAATAGTAATGGCGAAAATTTTACAGAAGTTTGGTATAAAATATTAGCCGACAATTACACTTTTGCAAATGCTTATATTGAAGTTGTTACATACGATGGTGGTGTAAATATATTTCATATTGACGCAACACAAGTTAGAAAATCTAAAGACACAGACAGCATAATTGTACATCACGATTGGGACAACTATAATCACACAAGAGATAAAGCAGTTGTAATTCCAATGTACCCAAACTATGTTAGAGATGGAAATTTAAAAAGAAGTGCAATACATTTAAAAAAATACGAGCCAGAATTTAAGCATTATGGTTTGCCAGATTATGCTGCAGTTTTAGAATCTATTAGTGTTGATTACGAGATAGGACGTTGGAATAATAGCCGCTTTAAAAATTTTTTCCAACCATCGGCAATCGTTGAAATAAATGGCGATATGTCAGACGATGAAGCAGAAAATTTAATTGAGGAAGCTAAATCTAAATTCACTGGAGAGGGTAATAATGGGAAGATACTTTTTATGGTTAAAAATGGCGACAGTTCGCCTGCTACTGTTACACCTATTGCTGATACTAGCGAGGGTAATTTTTTAGATTTACAAAACACTACAAACCAAAATATTATTACAGCCCATAGGTGGCAGCCTGCGTTGAGTGGTATAGTATCGGCAGGTAAAATGAATAACACTGGAAGTGAAATTAGAATTGCATACGAAATGGTAATGACGACAGTTGTAAAAAATACTGTTAATTATTTAATGCGACCTATAAAAAAGGTACTAATGGACAATGGCTACAGTTCGGACGATTTAGAAGTACAATTCGAGCCACCAATTTCATTTTTTAGTGATGTTAATATTGCAGAAGTTTTAGAAATAAACGAAATGCGACAAATTATTGGGTACGATGAAAAACCAGATTACGATAAATTAACAAACCAAAAAGAGGAGGAAGATGCAGAACTGGAAGACGGTTACCACAGAATGCCAGATGGTACAATTATGAAAGATTCGGAACACGAGGGTTACGAGGAAGAAAAAAAAGAAGCAGAAGTACCAAATTATGGCGATAAAAATAACCAACATAAACATAATTAAATATGAGTTGGGTGGAAGCTATAAATGTAAATATGGAAACTTATAAGGATTATCCGCAATCGGCAACTAATAATGCAAAAAGAGCAATAAAGTACAAAGAGGAAAATGGAAGTTCTTGTGGTACAGCGGTGGGTTGGACAAGAGCAAGACAATTAGCAAACAGAGAAGCATTAACAAGAAAAACTATTGCAAGAATGGCATCGTTTAAAAGACACGAACAACATTCCGAAGTACCATATGACGAGGGTTGTGGGGGAATTATGTACGATTGTTGGGGGGGAAAAAGTGGTGTGAATTGGGCAATAAACAAATTAAAACAAATAGATAAAAAATAAAAAAAATTAACAAA